CCTTTCAGTGAGTTAGCAGCGCCAAGGGAGGGGACTGGGGCCCCCCCGCAGGCAAGACCTCACCAATAGGCATGAGAGGATATCTGCGTACCGTAAGGAGATTAGCCCGAACCCACTCGATTAGGGATATAGGTTCTCGAAACTCGTCTCGTCCTCTTCCGGAATACTGTGTAGCCTCTCGTCCATACTTCCACTCGCAAAAGAATAGAAGTCGTTCAAGGCTGAGCACGTAATCTCTTGGAAAGTGCCTTCGTGCTCCCTCAAGAAATTGTTCTCGCGTCTCGCACACTTGTAGCAGGTCTCCCCATCCGCTCTTGGATTCTGACACGTCCCGTAGATTGTCTGACACCAGCGGCGTAGAGTCCTCCTTGCGGCAGTACTTAATGCAGTCTGCTCCGGATCTTGGTTTCTGTATGTTAGGATGGTATCCCTCCACGTCAAACGCTCGGTCGGATGTGAATCGTCGTCGTCCCCCGAAATGAACGTAAGCATGTAGGTGAGGGTTCCCATCATCGTGCAACTCACGGCAAATGATGTATGCGCAGTCGGGTGCAACTTGCAGTAGAAAATCTCGTAGTTGCTCTCGCTCAAGAGCGCACTGCGGGTACGTGAGGAAAACGTGAACTCCGTCATACGAGAATCTGGTCGCTGGCATAATATTACCCAGCGGCCACCCGCCACCCGCCACCTTATATAAGCACGCTGCGCAATCGAAATGTTTTTCGATGGCTGAAGGTTGGATTTCGCGTGCAGTTGCCGGTTCCGTCTACCGACCAATCGCAGGTCTCGCTCCCTCTTCATTCCTTACATCGGCTACCTTAAACGGTCTTGACGTTTCACGGAAGCGCCCAGCTACGCTCCAATTAATTGGAGGTCCTGATCCAAAGAGATTGAAGCTTTCCGATTTTACCAAAAAAAGAAAAATGGCACGACGCGGTAGGATGAGCGTTCGCAGACGTCCTCGACGTGGTCGTCGTTTGCGTCGAAAGCGTACGTTTCGTCGTAGTTTTGCTAAACGCGTTAAGCGCGTTATTTTCAGAGCTCTCGAGAGGAAGGTTAACGTCAGTACCGATCCTGGATTCGATGAGGTCGCTATGGCTGAAGGTGATGGCGTCACTCGCGTCATCTACATCCATTCCCCCGTCTCGGCTATGAATCATAGTGATGAAGAAGATGGATTTCATGGAAATCAGTTTTATCTTAAGGCACTGTCCCTTCGAGGACAGTTGTCTATGGATACCACTACACCGTCGGCAACTGCTGCTATAGTCCGTATTACCCTCTTGTGGTCAAAGGATCAGGGTTCTGGTTTTGATACAGGTTTTGTTGCTCTCGGTAACACCACTACCGCGAATACCAATCCTGCACAGACCGCACCCAATGTGAACCCACGGTTCTTCATGAATACCGCTGTACCGTTTGTCGGTCAGGGTTATGTGACACCGTTCGATACCACTCGTCACAGGGTTATCCGCTCTTGGATCATTCCAGTCAATCCAGCTGGAGATTCAGAAGCAGGACAGTTGTCTCTGCCTACTCTCTTTAAGTGTTATGTCCCCATCAAGCGTATGATGCAGATTGAAGATGCCACTCAAGGTCCCCTTACCCAACCAGTACGTTTCAAGAACGGTACTTATTGGTGGGTAATCCAAACCATCGCCAGTAACGTTGGTTCCAGTGCGGACCCAGTTGTTAACATGGAGGTTCAGGCACTTACTTACTTCCGTGACCCTTGATTTATTCAAATAAAGGATGGGATATTTCATAAAACTCACAGTTTAAAAGTAGCCAGTCGCACTCAGTTCTGGAAAGAGCTCTTCTAGGGTCCATGTCTTCGTTGCACAACCAGATGGTAGGTCTGCCGTTTCGAACTCGTCGCTTCTTGCGATATTTATCGGTGAGTACTCCTTCTTTCTGGCATCCGAGAAAGAATTTCCAGTGTGGAAAGAATTTGATGTCGATGTCGTCCAGTATGATGTACTTGGCTTCCTCGTCCCAGTCGTCAATGGAGAATAGGTTGCAGTAGTACATGTGCGGGCCAAGAGATCTTGCCCACTCAGTCTTCCCGAGCCTAGATTTTCCAACAAGCACAAGCGAGCGCGGTCGCTCCACCTCCTAAAGACCTTTCAGTGAGTTAGCAGCGCCAAGGGAGGGGACTGGGGCCCCCCCGCAGGCAAGACCTCACCAATAGGCATGAGAGGATATCTGCGTACCGTAAGGAGATTAGCCCGAACCCACTCGAT